ACAGACGTTTGGGAGAAACTGATAATCGATTAGCATACAGAATCCAATATGATTATGGAAAACTAACAAACAATTATAATCCATATCTTCAAAACCCGTTTATGTCTGAGTACAACAAAAACAAAAATACTATAAACGAGTTGCTCAAACAACGACATAATTAACAGTCAGAACTCAAAATAACTGTTGACATTTTAGATAAATCATTATACAATAATAAACATTATTAACCAAGGAGTAACTAATGAGTGATCGCGTATTCGGCGGAGACGAGAAAGCCAAACTAATTCAGGTTGTCAATGAAGGTGTAACTGTACTAACTGAAGTGCAAGACTTACAAGAAGGCCTTCGTGATACAGTAAAAGCAGTAGCAGAAGAATTAGACATCAAACCAAGTTTGATTAACAAAGCAATTAAGATTGCACAAAAAGGTGAATGGCACAAAGCCGTTGACGAATTTGATGATCTTGAAACAATTATGGTTACCACAGGAAAGGACAAACTGTAATTGCAAAAGATTAAATCGTTTTGGTTACACAGTTATAATACAGATCGAATAGCGTTTTTCTGTGAACTTATTAGTTTTATCTTTACTGTAGGAGCAAGCCTAATACTTGCTTTTACAGCAGATAATCCTGATATGACTATTGTGTACCCAGGATTTTTTATAGGCTCACTAACAGCAATTTATGCCTACTATAGACGTAAACTTGCTTGGCCAATGACACTAACAATGTACTTTGCTGTTGTTAATGTTTTTGGATATGGTGTTGCCTCAGGCATTTGGTAAAAAAAGGCACAAAAAGACTTGACTTTAGGCAGTTTTTTAAGTAAAATTCTAAATAGTAATGTAGAAGGTTAGCAAGCCACAAGTTGCACATATAGGTTTTTGTCAGCCGCAAGTGGCATTATTGGAGAAACAATTTGAGTTATGTAGACGCACTCTGGGATCGTGACAAAGACATTATCAAGGTCGTAGAGAGAAGTAAAAAAGGCGAACGTGAGTTTCGCGAGTTCCCCGCAAGATATGTATTCTACTACGGTGATGCTAAAGGTAAAGCAAAAAGTACATTTGGTGATAGTGTAAGCCGTGTAGTATGCAAAACCTGGAAAGACTTCCTTAAAGAACAAAAAATTAACAAGCATCGTGGATTGTTTGAAGCAGACATCAATCCTGTATATCGATTGCTTGAAGAAAACTATTTAGGTCAAGACGCACCAAATCTAAATGTTGCGTTCTTCGACATCGAGGTGGACTTTGACCCTGAACGTGGTTACAGTTCACCAGAAGATCCATTCACAGCAATTACAGCCATTACTGTTCACCTACAGTGGCTTGACACACTTGTAACACTTGCTTTGCCTCCAAAGACACTTACTATGGAACAGGCATTGGAAGAAGTTAAAGATTTTCCAAACACACACTTGTTTGAAAGTGAAGCAGAAATGCTTGACACGTTCTTAGACTTAATACAAGACGCAGATATCTTAAGCGGTTGGAACAGTGAAGGTTATGATATTCCGTACACTGTAAACCGTGTTACACGAGTACTTTCAAAAGAAGATACAAGACGTTTTTGTTTGTGGGACCAATATCCTAAGAAACGTAAGTTTGAAAAGTTTGGTCGCGAACAAGAAACGTATGACTTAATTGGTCGTCAACACTTAGACAGTCTTGAACTGTATCGAAAGTACACCTATGAAGAACGCCACACATATCGATTAGATGCTATTGGCGAAATGGAAGTAGGTGAAAACAAAACAGTTTACGAAGGTACACTTGATCAATTATATAACAACGATTTTAAAACGTTTATTGAATATAACAGACAAGACGTTGCACTACTTGATAAACTTGATCAAAAACTAAAGTTCATTGACTTAGCAAACGAACTTGCTCACGCAAACACTGTACTACTTCCAACAACAATGGGTGCTGTTGCTGTAACAGAACAAGCAATTATTAACGAAGCACATAGACGTGGCTTTGTTGTTCCCAATCGTATTACAAAAGATCAATTAGGTGACACACAAGCGGCAGGTGCTTATGTTGCGTATCCTAAAAAAGGACTACATGATTGGATTGGGTCAATGGACTTGAATTCACTGTATCCATCAGTTATTCGTGCGTTAAATATGGACCCCGCAACTATTGTTGGACAACTAAGACAAAATCACACAGAAGAATTTATTGATGAGCAAATGCGTCTTAAAAAGAAATCATTTGCCGCGGCATGGGAAGGAAAGTTTGGTAGTCTTGAATATGATTACGTTATGGAACAGCGTAAAGATATTGAAATTACTATCGACTGGGAAAACGGCGAAAGCGACAGTCTAAGTGCCGCACAAGTTTATCAACTTGTATTTGACAGCAATCAACCGTGGATGTTGAGTGCTAATGGTACTATCTTTACTACAGAGTACGATGGTATCATTCCTGGACTATTAAAGAGGTGGTATGCAGAACGTAAAGAAATGCAGGCAAAGAAGGTTGCCGCACAAGACGCTGGAAACAAAATTGAGACTGCATTTTGGGACAAACGCCAACTTGTTAAAAAGATTAATCTTAACTCTCTTTACGGGGCCATTCTTAATCCTGGTTGCAGATTTTTTGACAAACGTATTGGACAAAGTACAACACTAACAGGCCGTGCTATTGCTAAACACATGAGTGCAAAGGTTAATGAAATTATTACTGGTGAGTATGATCACGTAGGCAAAAGCATTATTTACGGTGACACTGACTCTGTTTACTTTAGTGCTTACACCAGCCTACGTGCTGAAATTGACAAAGGTGATATTCCCTGGAACAAGGATACTGTTATTGCTCTGTATGATCAAATCTGTGAAGAAGCAAACGAAACGTTTCCGGCATTTATGGGAACTGCTTTTCATTGTCCAAAGAGTCGTGGCGAAGTGATTGCGGCAGGACGTGAAATTGTTGCTGAAAAAGGTTTGTACATTACTAAGAAACGTTACGCGGCACTAATTTATGATAACGAAGGTTTCCGTACAGACGTAGATGGTAAACCGGGTAAAGTAAAAGCAATGGGCCTTGATCTTAAGCGAAGTGATACGCCTGTGTTTATGCAGGAGTTTTTAAGTGAAGTATTGTTAGCAGTACTAACTGGCGCACAAGAAGAACAAGTACTTGATATGATTACTGACTTTAGAACGCAGTTTAAAGCACGACCTGGTTGGGAAAAAGGGTCGCCTAAACGTGCTAACAATATCACAGACTATCAGGCTAAAGAAAAGAAACAAGGCAAAACAAATATGCCTGGACACGTAAGAGCAAGTATTAACTGGAATACTCTTAAAGGTCTTAATCACGACAAGTTTAGTATGAACATTGTAGACGGAATGAAAGTTATTGTCTGCAAACTAAAAAACAATCCAATGGGATATACATCGGTTGCGTATCCTGTGGATGAACTACGTCTTCCTAAATGGTTCCAAGAACTACCATTTGCGGATGACGAAATGGAATCCACCATTATCGACAAAAAGTTAGATAACTTAATTGGCGTTTTGGAATGGGATATTAAATCAACCGAACAAAAGAATACTTTCAATAATCTATTTGACTTTGATTAGTATTCGTGTATAATGTAATAGAACGGAGAAAAACATGAAAGACATTTTACAAGATATCGTAGCACATACACACGCACTTGGCTTTTTGAATATTGTTAAAGTCAACGGTGATGATGCACAAACTGGCATTGACTCTATGGCAGAGGATCGCTCAGTTATTCTACAGGCAAATACTAAAGCCGCACAGGTAGAAATGAAAGGCACATTTGGTATGCCTAACCTAAATAAACTTGACATTCATTTGAAATGTCCAGAGTATAAAGAAAACGCAACTATTGATGTTGTACGTGCTGATCGTAATGGCGCACAGATTCCAGTAGGTATTCACTTTGAAAATGCGGCAGGCGACTTCAAAAACGATTATCGTTTTATGAACGCAGAAATTATTAACGAAAAACTTAAGACTGTTAAGTTCAAAGGTGCTAGTTGGGACGTAGAAGTTTCGCCAACGATTGCAAGTGTACAACGCTTTAAGATGCAAGCAACTGCAAACGCAGAAGAAACTGTATTTACTGTTATTACTGACGGTGGAGATCTTAAGTTTAAGTTTGGTGATGCAAGCACACACGCAGGCGAGTTTATTTTCCAACCTGGTATTACTGGATCACTTAAAAACGAGTGGGCGTGGCCTGTACAACAAACACTTGCTATC